TAGGCTCAGCAGGTTCTGAAGATTCAGAAGATTCCGGAGAAGCAGAATCACCCGCTGGTTCAACGGCCGGAGAGGAAGGAGCATCCGGCGCGACAGGCTCAGCAGGTTCTGAAGATTCAGAAGATTCCGGAGAAGCAGAATCACCCGCTGGTTCAACGGCCGGAGAAAGAGCAGAGGCACTTGCATCATCGGAGACGGCTGGCTGGTCGATCGCCGCTGATGTAGTTGCCTCAGTTTCAATTGCTTCAGGAGCCACTTTAGTGACTTCAGAAACAGGAGTAGTATTTGCTTTCTTCGCCATGATCAATTCACTTTCAATCAACAGAACAATTCAACAAGGGGAAAGGCCAGCCAGCCAAAGACAAGGCAAAGCCAACAAAAATCAGATCGCGTTACCGAAGATGATGCCCGTTACCGGGGCAGTCATGACATACGCCCAGTTTTCGGAAACAGCACCGTCAACCAGTTTGTTCCAAGTGTCCGTCTTCGCTTCGATGTTCATTTCTTCGTGAGCGAAGCAGGTGATCGTCGAGAACGAAGGAGCACCGTATTTGCCTTCAATTCCACCCGGACGGGCAGTAATGAACGGCGTATCTCCGGGCAGAACGTAGCTTGAAGCAAACGTTGCACCAGGCTTGCTGGTCACTCGAACCGTGTCTTCAATGACCAGTTCAAGGCCGAACAAATACTTCGGCAGGTCATAGTCGATGTTTGGATTCTCGTTCATCGCTTCGCCCTTCAGAGACGCCAAGGCGTAAGGGCTTTTCGCGATGAAGTCAACCACTTCCTGGCATTCTGAAATTTGCTGAGCACAGTCAGGGCCGATAACCAGCTGCAAATCCTTCTTCTTCACAGCGCCAAGAGTATCCTTATGGACCAACTTGACCGCAGCATTGATCGACTTGCGAATCGTACCGCGTGCGACAGTTGACGCCCCCCATCGGCTGGAGTCACCGGAAATGCTGGTCACATCGAGTTGATGAGACGAAGCGTAGTTTCCAGTCGTTGTCGCAACTGCGATCGCTCGCGTTGCACGATGAGTCATCGCCTTTTGCTGCTGAATGCGTGAATGTCGCTCAACATTGTCCCAGCTTGCATTTTCAACGCCCAATTGACCGAGCGTGAAGCCGAAATTCTTTCGGCGAGTAATGTAGCTCAAGAATTCATGTTCCGCCGTTCCGTCGATACCAGACGGGCGAGGAGCGCCATCCGGCCAGTCAACTTCAAGGCCAGTTGCTGAAATGCGACCAGCAGCCGCAATATCCAAATTCAGGTAAAGGCCAACCGTCGGAGCATCGGCGACAACCTGAGTGTATCGGTTCACCGGGAAGCTGGATGGCTTGCGGGCGAAGTCGATAATCAGGGAGCGTTTTTGTTCGAATGTTGGAACAAAGGTGTTATTTCCACCTGGGTGTACCATCGTCATGGCTGGAATCCTTAAAAGTCAGATATTCAAAAAATGAGTGTGTTTTCGTGGTCCTATGTCACATCCCAGCCAGATGCATGTGACATAGACGATTCAGTTTTCAGAGGTCAGATCAGGCAAGAATGCCAGAAATCGGGGTAACGCGGATGTATTCACCAGCAGCGCCAGATTCGTCCGCGATGGCACCGTAATACTTGCCAGTCGTGCAAGTAATGCCCTTGCCGTCTGCGTCAGGCATCAGCAAAGCGCCACGAGTAACACCACCGGAGCCAACAAGCAACCAAACAGTTGAATCGTGGCCCTCGCCGGACATGCCCGGCTGATGAACCTGAATCAGTCCACCGGAAGTTCCAGCCGCACTGGCCGCACCAACCAAGGGAGCAACCTCAGCCCATCGCTGAGAGATACCGCATGGAAATGCATCAGCATCAGCCTGCAAAACAGTAAAGTCTGCAGCCGTGCTGCGCTTCACAAACCGAGCAGGTTCGATTGTCCCACCACACGCAAAACTCTTCATTGTTCAAACTCCAGATCGGCGAGAAACACTATCAGAAAACGGCTTCAATCAGCCGACGATTTTTGTCTTCACTGCGTGGCTAAAAATCAGCTTTTGGCAGGAAATGACTTGTTGTTGCGGATGTAAAGTTCCTTGGCATCCGCGTATGAAACGTCAAATTCAATGCAGTATTTTTCGATCTTTGGCAGATCGGATTTCGGATCAATTGAACTCTCAGACTTCTCCGGGCCTGCCTTGCCCTTGCCAGTCGATGAAACGTCAACGCCATCCGACAGAGCCGCATAGTCCGGCATGTTAGTCAGCGTTCGCTGATAGTTGTCGGTGATGATCTGGACGTGAGCATCAAACTGTTCTGGCGAGTAGCCAGCAGTCCGCTGAAGTTCAACGTCAGGCTTCAAAATGAAATCACTGGACAGCTTTTCGAGCCGCGAATAACGCTCAATGCGAGTCTTTTCGCCGTCGATTTCCGCAATCTTTGCCAAGGCATCGGCAAGCTGCTTGCGAAGCTGAGCGTTTGCGTCCATCACATCGCGAAGATCGCGTGAATACTTGTCTTTATCATTTTCCTGCATTGGATTGGTTCCAGCTTTAGGAGGAAACGGAGGAGCACCAGCAGCCGGAGCAGCAGGGGCAGGATTTTGAGGAGCCGCCGGAGTTGCCGGAACACCTGGGACGGCCGGAGAGGAAGGGGCCGCTTGCGCTGGCATCCCACCACCGGCCGCCGCTGGGTTTGGATCTTGACCAGGAACCGGAGCAGTCGGATCAGGAGGAATTTCGTTCGGAATTGCAGGATTCGGCATACCGGACTGACCAGACTGCCGCATCAGACCAAGCAGAAACTGCTGAGGCTGAGTTTCCATAAACACTTCAAGGAATTCCTCAAGCGTCATGTCCCCGAGCTTCGTTCCTTCACCGCCAGAATTTGGCGATTGAACGTGAGCCTGATCTGCAGAATACGAATCGGCCATTGGTTTTCGTCCGTCTGGAGACGCCTTGAACGATGGAACGAACGTATTCGAGCCGCCCGGAAAGACAGCCGAGTAACATTCAACAAAGACCGGAGATTCATCCGCGTTTCGTCGCGAGTAATGCGCCGGAGGTAAATTCAGTCGAGGCATTTCCTCACCGAGCGTTGCGATCGGATAAAAGAACCGATCCCGCATACGCGAGTAACGCCAAACTTCCGGAGACCGCCCGACTCGCTTTTTGAGTTCTGGAACAGCATCCTTCATGTGATATTCAGTACCAAAGATCGCCCATCGTGGATTCTTGCGACCGATCATCCCGAGCCGATAAGGGCCGGCAAAGCCGAGCACTTCAGGCATTTGGCGTTCGCCATCCTTCGCGCCCGGCTTCTGCCCGGTATGGCCGCGAGTGATCGGAGAAAATTCGTCATGGTCCAGGATTCGGTCATTCATGCCGTCAACCATTTCGGCGAGTTCATCACGGCCGTAATGCTGGGCAGGAACTTCCTTATCACCGATAGACTGTGCCGGCACAGTGTGTTCGTGAAACATCGCAACATTGTTCAGCCGCTGGTATTGATCCGGAGTGAACCGAGATTCAACCAATTCGCTAATCGTCGGATCATCGCCACGGCATTCATCCCAGATAGAGAAACAGGCTTTGTTTCGCTTCGAGGTGTCAGGCATTGATTCGGCCATCGCTTCATGGAAGCGAATTGCGAACTGAGGCTGAGTCTCGTTTTGTTCTGGGGTGATTGTGGAAATGATCATTGTCCTGTGAGTTCCGGACACAAACGAAAAAAGCCCCGTCGAGGCGTCATACCTCGACGGGGCTTTTGCTGACCGTCATGTCATTCTGATTCAGATTTCAGAGCACTTGCGGGGAAGAATGAAATCGTTCATGTTCCATACATGTGACATCCAAGTTCACAGATGTTGAATCAATTCGGTTCGAGTGTCAACAACATCACCAAGAAAAAAAGAATAAGTCACAGAAATTTCTGCATCCTCGTTCGGGAGACCGTCTTTCGGTAGGTCTTTTTCCATGTCGCGAATTTTGTCGGCCGGGAGGAGGAGCTTAGCGCGGTCCGTGACTGGCTCCCGATTGAGCACAGGGCAATTGAGGATTTTTATCGTTCCTCGCCTGCAAACTGAGTTGCGATAGCAGACACGACATTCCACGATTCCCGTGAATTTTTTGCGTTCGCTGCGACCGATGGTAGCGGTTGAGCGCTGGGTGAAGAGTTGCCAATCCATTTTATGCGGACGCCTTTTCTCGACTCAGCACCCCCCGAGTTCCCTTGAATCCATAGCCAACCCGAGATCCGTACACGATATGCTTTTGAGTTGGATCAAAGGCAGCTGCCAGTTGGTGCAATTGCTCTGAGCTAATAATCCGCTCGCCATACGCACGACAAAGAATCCTGCTGATTTGCCGATTCCATAGTTTGTGCGTCAGTTTCAAAATCAATGTCTGCAACATGGTAGAACTCTCAGTGTAAAGACTCAATTCCCCTCACCCGGCCGAAACTTGCCAACCATAATCCCACGCTGCCCCAAATACTCCTGAATCATCAACGTCAGACTCTCGACCGCTTTTGTGTTCCGGGTAAAGGTGACAATCATCAGTCTATTCGTGATGCCAATTTGCTTCCAGCAGCTTTGGCACACCGGTATCAGCGTCACATTATCAGGCAAAAATGGCGGGCAAACCTGCAAACATGCCGCACACCGGTATATGTGGCCCGTGAGATTGGGCGCACCCTGCTTGACTTTATTCGGATTGTGGGAATCCGGACCATGATTGAGGCTGCCAGCCATTTTCGATAACCCTCAGCCATCATGGCAATTTCCGTGACTACCTCCCTCGATTCGGAGTACCACGCTCCAACCGGCCGCGATCCATGTTTCCAACATTTGGCCGATGGGCAGTTGGAGAATAACGGCCAATGACCTGGTTAGGCAATGGACTTGTCAGAATTTCGGTCCTGCCATCGGAATAAACCGCCGTCCGCTGCCGTCGGACAAATCTCTGGATCCCGCTGTTCACCAGAGCCCGGCGAGGCAAATATCCCTGCGCCGCTCGCGTCAGATTGTACGTGTACTGATGACCGGCGACCGTACCGCGAATGCGAAGATGATCCCAAACCCATTTGCCTTTTGAGCCAACCTGCTGCAGATCGTCAAACCAGTCCGGATGAACGTCATCGTATTCGTAAGTTGGCCCGCCGACATTTCCAGATCGGCCGCCGCGCCGGTCTTTTTGTTTATATCGAATGATCAATTTTGATTTAAGTGGATAGTCAAAGTTAAACCTGAATCCAATTGAATGCACGTTGCTGGATTGAACGGCGACCATCACACCGGTCAAAACTGGATCGTCTGGAACTAGAATTCGGTGATATCCTGGCCCCCGAATTTCCCACCGGCCGTCGGAGAGGATGCGGACATTTGGATGAGGACCAAGAGCGTAGTCTGTTGCTGCTGATGGTGGCAGGCGATTTCCTCCGGATCCTGAACCGCCACGGCCGGGAGAGGAGGGGGTATTCTGTCGGCGCGAATTCGGCTGACTTGGCTGGCGAGGTTGAATTGCCGGAAGATCGGGAACGTCTGCCCCCTCAAACCAGTCTTCCACTCTCCGGCCGCCGGCTTGCTCTGGCGTTGCAGGTTCATCCATCAACTGAGGAGCAAACTGACTGAGCATTCCAAGAGCTTGCTGAATGTTCTGCCGGATCGGGTTCAAGGATTGCTCCCCCTCGCGACCGCGCAGCCACGATTGCAGCAGTTGCCCAGGAGTTCCGAGGGAATTGAGCACCTGAGAAACGAGAGAATTCGCCTGTTCTCTTGCCATCCGCTCGACTGATTCAGCCATCCGGACCAATTGAGATTGCACAGGCAGGAGCCCGCCCGTGTTCCTCAATGCCGATGCCAGTTGCCGAGCATCTGACTGCAGTTGTGCCGTTGTCTGCGAATGTGGGTATCGCAGAGCCCGTTGCATCCGCTCAAGGATTTGCGTTGCCCGCTGGGCTTGCTCCCTGGCTTGTTTGTTGCGGTTGGAGTTGGGAAAGAGTTTGTTGTTGCTGAGGAGGGCCATGGTGTTTGCTTTCAGGTTGTTCAGATCAGATTTTGACGATCAATTCACAGCCGCCGTGAAGTTCCTTGATACGTTCAAACCCTTTTCGAGTCTTGAATCCAGAGAACATCCCCTTCATCCAGACTTTGCCAATTGGGTGAAGGTATGTTTCAGAAACGGTGTCAAACCATCCAGGATAATGGCTGCCAGAATCCAGCACCGGGAGCGCGGTTGAGCAAATGAATGTTTCAAGGTTATCCATACATCACCTCAATCGATTTCGGAACCAATGGAAGCGGAAAACCCTTTAACCTGCATGTAACGATTGATCGGCCGAGGAGGAGAGGGCGAAGTCGGTCGCTCCATCGGAATCGCAACAACACCAGTCGGAGCCCCACAACCCGGACAAGTCAAATCCGAACAGCAACCGTTATCCCTTCCACAATGCCGACAACGGCAGTTTGGCAGGAACTTAGTTTCTTCAATTGGTGGAGGTCCGTTTGTGCCCATCAGTATTCATCCTGTTGATTGTTTTTATTCTTCTTCCCGCGACCATAGCGACCGCCAAACGAAGTTTCCATACCATTCCCGGATAACAAGTCTCGCCAATTGCCGTTTGACTTGGCGACATTCTGAGCCGCTTTCGAACTTGACCGAGCCGACTCAATCGTAAGCCCCAGCTGCGAATCATCAGAAAAAGTCAAATACCTCAGAGCATCCATGCAGTGATCATCAAACTTCAACGGTTCAGGTCTCGGATTCAACGGATTGTCCGTTCGGCCATCTGCACCATTGCCTTTAACCCAGCGATATTTCTTGAATTCCCTGATCAAATTCACGCACGAATAATGCACGAACAATCGAGGCCGCTGAATCATCGACTCAGTAAATTCATTCCATTCCGGGATTGACCGCTTCAACAACCACTGCACATGCTCAATACCCTCAGTCACAGCATTCCGAGCCATCGACATATTGAGATTCGGGATTTCCTCGCCCATCTGCTTTGTGATTCGGGCCAACTGCTGTGCCAACCGGATGTTGCCCGGGCTGGCCGGGTCCGCGTATGTCGTTCCGTACCATGGCTGATTCGGCCAAGGATGTCGCCGCGTGATGTCAATCAGTTGGTCAACAGTCGTCTTCTCTTGATCTGTCGAATAAAGCTCATCGTAGATGAACCACTGATTCAAACGATTGCGAGCGCCCCACAAACACACAAAAGCATTCTGCGGACCTGCCCCCCAGTCAATCGCCCGTCTATGCGAGCAGTTCCCTGACAGAATCCAATCAAATATTTCATCCCCGACCACGTGAACAGTCGGATCAAATGTCTTGTAAATCACACCCTCAAAGGCCGCAAATAACCCTTTGAGTCTCATGTTCAACGACTCTTTGGGAATCATCCCAAAGTATTCGTCAAACCACTCCTTCGAGACGTGACCGGCTTCCATCGCGCATTCAGTGTTGGCGTGAAGTATCTCCCAGTCGTCTGGCAGATACTTCATGTTTGATCTGAGAGTGATCTTTTCAGGTTTCGCCTTTCCCTTGCTGTCAGTTTCAGGCTTTGGCTTCTTGCCGTTCTGAATCATTTCCTCGATGTCGCCGGACAAATCCGGATCAACCGGCGTGTATTCGACCATCTTGGAGCCGGGCAGGTTGTACTCACGGCACCCGCGCAAAACTTCAGTGAACACACCCCAAGGGAATTGCTCGACGAACGCGAAGCCGCCGATAGACCTCGCC